CTATTGTAGCAACATAAGCAGAAGCTATTGCAAGAGCATCTAAAATAGCATCTATTTCAGCTGAAATTGTTGCATTAGAAGGATTAATTTTAACAGAAGAAGCTGTAATTATTGAAACTGAAGCAATGACTGCTGCTGTTGCGGGTACAGGATTTGGAGCAATAGCTATTGCAATAGGATTAGCAGTTTATGCATTATATGAATTTATTACAGCAGAATCAGAAGCAGAAAGAAAAGCAAAAGATATTTTGGCATTAACAGATAAAAATGCAAAACAACTTGCTGATAATGCAAAAATTTTAGAAGCAGCATCACAAAAAAGAATTAGAATAAATAAAGAAGAAAATGATATTTTAGCTAAAGGAAATAGCGATTTAAACAATAAACTTGCTGATGATAATCAAAAATTTCAAAAAAATGAACTTTCAAAAACAACAGCTTATTATCAAAATGCTTTAAATATTGCAATTAAAAAAGAAAAAGATTTAGAAAATTTACTAAAAAACACAACTATTATAAAACCAAAAATGGGTAGTGGTGTTAGAGCTGGTGAAGTTTTAAATCAAAATGAAATAATAAATCAAAAAAATGCATTAACACTTATTGAAAAAACATTAATTACAAGAGGTCAAGAAATTGTTGATTATACTGAAAGATTAAGAACTGCAAAAGCAGCAGAAGTTAATTTTATTAGAGGTGATGAAAATCCTGAATTATTAAATGATAAAAATGGTGGTAATAATGCAAAAAAAGAAAGATTAGCATTAAATTTTAAAGAAGTAGAAAGTGAATATAATCTTAAAATAGCAATATTAGAAAGAAAAAAAGCTGAAAATGTTGATGATGATGAAAAATCTTATCAACAAAGATTAGCAATGAGATTAGAATTTAGTAAGGCTAGTCTTGAAATTATCGATGCTCAATTACAAAAAGAATATGCGTTAAATGAATTAAAAAGAAAAGAAGATTTTGATAAAAATGATTTAGCTTTAAAAAATAAAGATATTAGTTTTGAACAACACGAAATTAATAAAAATGATATTTTAAAAACATTTTCAAATAAAAATTTAACTGCCGAAACAAAATCAAATGAAGCCATTAGAGCTATTCAACTTTCAGATTTAGCATTTTGGCAAAAAATTCAATATAAAAAAGAAGATGAAATTTTAAAATTAAACAAACTAATTAATGAAGGTGAGATTGCTAAATATAAATCAATACTAGATAATGAAAAAAACACTTTATTAGTTAGAGAAGCTGCTTTTCAATCATATATTAAATTAGAAAAAGATTTATTGTTAGCGCAAAAAGAATCTGATTTAGCAAGAGCAAAAGCAAGAGGTGCTTCAAAAGAAGAATTAGATGCAATAACTCAAAATTATCAAAATTCTATTGATGCTATTGGAAGAATTAAAAGTCCAAAATTATTAATGCTAGAAGATATAGAAAAACAAATGCAAGGCTTTGTTGATAATTTTGCTTCTAATGCTGGACTTTCTAAAACATTTGAATTATTACAAAAAGGATTAGCTGATTACGGTGATGATTGGAAAGCAAAAACTGTAATGATAATGGAAAGTGTACAAGAAATGTATAACTTTATTTCTAACGCATCACAAAAGAATTTTGATGAAGAATATAGTAGACTTGAAGAACAAAAAAATGTTGCTTTATTGTTTGCTGGAGATAGTGCTTCGGCAAAACAAGAAATTGAAGAACAATACGAACAAAGAAGAAAACAAATAGCAAGACGAGAAGCTAAAGCAAAACAACAACAAGCTATATTTAATATTGCTATTGATACAGCACAGGCAATAATGGCAGCAGTTGCAGCAAGTCCTTTAACTGGTGGTTTACCATTTTCAGCTATTGCAGCAGCGATAGGAGCAGTACAAATAGCAATGGTATCTTCTCAAAAAATACCACAATATTTTAAAGGTACTGATAATGCAGAAGGTGGTTTAGCATGGACACAAGAGAAAGGTCGTGAGATTATTACTGATAGTCAAGGTAGAGTTAAATCAACGGGTAGTGATAAAGGAGCTGAATTAACAATGTTAGCTAAAGGCGATAAAGTATTTACTGCTGAAAAGTCTGCAATGATGTTTGATAATAGTTTAAATAGTATGTTGCTTAATAACGGTGTTGTAATGCCTAAAGTTGAAATATCAATGGATGCAGAAAGAATAACTAATGAAATAAAATCATTAGCAAATACAATAGCATCAAAAGAAAGTTTTTCAATAGTAAGGGATGCTAAAGGTGAACGTATTTATCAAAGAACTCAAAATGAACGTAAAGAATTATTAAATAACATTTTAAATGTAAGAACTTATGGCGTTTAAACACTTTCTAAACTTTTTATCTTTACCAAGCATTGGTACTATTGAAATAGCAGAGCCAATTGGATTTGATGGTGCATCTTATAAAGTAAAGCAAGATGATAAACGATTTGGTAGAGATATTATTATAGCCAATGAAGATACTGAATTAACTTTTACTAGAGATTTTTTTGAACAGATACAAATTGCACAAATATTACCAACTGGAGAAATGTTTGATTATGCAAGTCAAGGATTTGATTATTTAATAGATGTATTTCAAAATGATGGTTGGGAAGGTAAAGTAGAATATATTATTGAAAAAGATGGAACTCAATTTACAACGGGTGTGTTTAGCTACTATACTTCTTTAGTTGAATTTGATAATATTAAAGTTAAAATAATTCAAAACACAAATCGTGAAATTATAAAAAGATTAGAAGATACTGATATAAATGCTTTTAATAATAAGGCTTTAGATGGTAGAGATATTACTCCATGTGCAACTACTAATATACTATTAAAAGCAAAGCCAATAATACAATCAGGTAAATGGATTTATGGAATAAGTGATATTACATATTTAAGAAGGTCAGATATTGAAGACCTTGTAGCTTTTAATTTTTCAAATAATATTATATATTCAGATTTGCAAAATACATTGTCTTTTATTCAAGGTGCTCAACCTGATGGAAGGCAAAATTTTAGATATTTATATGCTGCTAATGCTTTTTCTAATGTAATTTTAAATATTAGTAATTTAGATGTTAGATTAATTGAAAATTATAATGTAAATGTACTACGTTTGCAATTAAATTGGGCAGTTTATGATGGAATAGAATCATCGCCATCAATATCTAATGGTTTAATAGCATTTTGCACTCCTTCAAATCCATTTCTTACAAATTACACAGTATTAATACCCGAAATACCAAGAGGATGTTATTTATCTATATTTTTTATATGGGTTGGAGAGTCAGTTATAGATAATCCAATATTAGTTGAATATCATTCAATGGATGTTGAGATAATTGGTTCTTCGATAGGAATTGACACTATTGTTAAAGGCATTAGATTGTATGATTTAGCAGAACATAATACTAAATCAATAGCTGATGTTGATTTTATTGCACCTGAATACGATGTAAATGGAGAACATTATAATAATTTTGCTTTTAATGGTTTATTATTAGGTCAAATTACAGATAAACCTTTTAATAATAAATTTAAGGATTTAATGAATTTTTCTGATGAAACTTGTTCAGATATTCAAATTAATCCTACTTCAGTAGAGTTATTGCCTTATGCAGAATACTATACAGATAATGAAATTGGAATATTTGATGAATTGCCTAGCTATTCAACTTTATCTAAATTTAATAAACGATATAGTTTAAAAACAGCAGAGTTTAAATATAAAAGGTCAAGTGATGAACGTGCTACAAATGGTAAAAACTCTATTGATGATGTACATACTGAAACACAAAAATATATAACTGATAGTGTTGATAGTAATTTAAAAGTTGAGATAAATCATATTAGAAGTGCTTTTTTAATTGAAGAAGCAAGAAGAAGGGCATTTGATAATGAGCAAAGCAAAGCATTAGAGAATGACGACAATTTATTTTTATTAAAGTGCGTTAATTTAGCACCCAATACTGAAGGTGGATTTAGTTCTAATTTATTAATGCGTGTTTTAGATAATGGCAATGTTGAGATTTTAAATAATAATACTGATGGTGATGGTATTAATTTTAATTGGAATTTATTAGGGTTTGGAGTTGGAAGTCAATTTTTTATTGATAATGGACAAAATATAGGAACTTATACTGTTGTTGCAATAACTAATTCTGTATTAACTTTAGACCAAGTTAGTGGAGTTACTGCATCATATAATGGTGATGCTTTAATTAAAATGCGTTGGTATTTTACTAATGTGGCTTTTGTAAATCAAACAAATGAAACTTATTCTTTAATTGAAGGAGTTTCTAATCCCGCCAACTATTCAAATTTAGATTATCATTGGGCAAGAAATATTCAAAGATGGTATCCTTATTTAGCTACATCAACTAAATTTAAAAATAAAGCAACTGATTTAATTAAAACTGCATCTTTTAAAACTAATGGTAGTTTAGTAACTAGAAAGTCTTTTCCTTTAGAAACTGAAAATGTTTCTGATAGTGGTGATATTTTTAATAGTGATATTGCAAGTCTTAAAATACTTAATCCATTTATGCATACTGTAAAAGTATATGCTGATTTTACAACTATTACTAATCTTATTGTAGCTATTAGAGATATTAAAGGATATGTAAGTGTAAATTTAAACGATGGTAGAATGATTAAAGGATATATTCAAATGATGGATTATTCTTGGATTAGTGAAGAACTAGATTTAACTATTGAAGAAAAATTTATTAGCGATTATATGACTATTAGTTTAGAATTATTAGATAGTGGTAAAACTATCACTACAATAGAGCAAGTTGGTTATCCAATAAAAAATAATTTAAAATCCTTTCAAATTAATAATATTTTTGTTACTTTGTACGATTCAATAGACAATGCTATATTTGCTCCTACTAGATTTACAAATATTAAAATAAGTGGTGCTACATATACAGATATAATTGAGTTTTCAGATGCTTTGACCGAATTTATAAATGCACAAAATGAATGATTTAAGTTTTATTCGGCTAGAGCCAAATTTTAGTGATGCAAAATATTTAAGAGCAAGTACAGCTTCAACTATATTTTATAACGGTCAGATAATTCTTTGTCCTAATCAAACTTATTTACAAACAACAAATTGTCCTTTAGGAATTGATTTTGATGGTAACTTTAAAGTTACTATTATTGATTGTAATGATAATGAATTACAAGATATTACTTCTAATGTAGCTATTAATGAAAGAACTATTAATGGTGTTCAACAAATAGATTTTGAAATAGCTAATACTGGAATTGATTATTATTCTAAAAATGTTTATTTAAAATTTAAACATACAGTTTCTAATTATGTTTGGTATTCAAATCCATTACAAATTACTAATTATTTTGATGCCACAAGCTCTAGGTTCGATTATAAAAATGCAAATGATACTTACTATCAATCTATAACTTTAAAGTGTTTCTTTAGCGTTAATGATGCAGAAAGCACATCTAGTGAATATATTACTTATGAAGGAAAGAAAGTTACTTCACGTTTAATTACAACTGAATTAGAGCAGTATTTCTTTGATAGTATTGACAACTTTACATATAGAAGATTAAATAATTTATTAAGTAGAAACATAGTTTACATTAATAATTATAGAATAACTAACAAACAAATACTTGCGAGTAAAGGTCGTGTTGGTGATACAAACATTTTTAATCTTGATTTTAAAGTTGCTATTGATTATAATGATATATTTGTAGAGGAATTGCAAATATTTGAGCCATTTGAATTAATTAGCGTTATACCTAGTGGAACATACACATCACAAATTCCTGTAAATCCAAATAGAACATTTAATAGCAAATTTGCTTTGCCATTTGGGAGCAACGGAGCAATAATTAGTAATAAAAAATTTAATAATAAATTCTCTGATATATTCGGAGGTTAAAAAAAAGAAATTATGCCTATAAATCCAACAACATTAAAAGCGTTAATTGATACGCAGATTACAAATGAAACGGTAGATTTTGCCATTACACCCGCAGAGGTTGGTGGTAGAATGAAAGATACTATTGACTATACAACAGAGCAAATAGCTGGTATTTCTGC